CGTTCTCCTTAGTAGTTAGGCGGACATATCCAAGGTAACCGGGAACGGGTACGGAGGCAATCCGATAGTCGCGGAAGAGCGGTGATTGCGGTCACTCAGGTATCAATTAGGCTTCCGATTTGTGGAAAAGGGTGGGGACAGGTCTAGACTGACCTCAGTACTCCCAGCAAATCCCTAGATTGGAGACCCATGAGCCCGCTGGAAGAGGCGATCATCGCCAATGACGCGCTGCCGGAGCGCGAACGAAAGACCAACATCGACCTGGCTGAGGAGTTCAACACCTCAGAGGCCACGGTGCGCCGCCGGCGGCGCGCCCTGAAGCGCCAAGGACGTGACGAGCTCGACCGGGACGCGTTCTTCGACCTCCCCGTAGGGGCCATCACTAAGCGTGGAAAGACGGTACGCCTGGCCGATGGATCCTACGAGAAGATCGAGTACCGTCCCGGCGCCTTGGAGATGGAGGAAGCCAAGCGCCTCTCCTACGAGGACCTGGGTCCGGTCTTCCGGGAGCCTCTGCAGCCTAAGCCCGCCCCGGCGATCCATGAGGATGACACATTAATCGTGTGTTTGGCGGATTTTCAGGTGGGCAAAACCCAAAGCGGCGGGGGCACCGAGGACACGGTCCGGCTCGTGCGCCGGGCGATCAAGGACATTGCCGACGACATCCTCTTCCGGGACCCCTACAAGCGCATCATCCTCGCCGACGTCGGGGACTCCACCGAGGGATTCTGGAACGTCGCCAGCCAAGCCCAGACCAACGACCTAAGCCTGACCGACCAGATTCGCACTGTGCAGCGTCTCTATGCCGAGGCTGTGCGCGCCCTCGCCCCTCTGTGCTCGTCCATGTACTACGTCGCGGTCCCATCCAACCACTGCGCCGTGAGGGTCGGTCCTGGAAAGAACAGCCGCGCCAACGCCCCCGAGGATGACTTCGGGATCATGATCTCGAAGAACATCGAGGACATCATCGAGGACCGTGAGGGCTTCGATCACGTGAAGTTCTTCCGCCCCGAGAAGTGGGAGGAGGCCGTCACCGTGGATGCGGCCGACGGCACTCGCATCGGCTTCACGCACGGCCACCTGGCAGGCTCACAGAGCAAGGTGCCCAACTGGTTCAGGGACCTCGCGTTCGGTCGAAGAAGCGGTCTCTACGACGCCAGGATCCTGGTGCACGGACACTGGCACAACTTCGCCGTGAACCAAGTTGGCGACGCTCGCTGGATCATCTCCTGCCCGTCGGCAGATCGCGGCTCGGATTGGTGGACGAACGTCAGCGGAGACTCGACCAAGCCGGCCATCCTCACCTTCGAGGCCCGGGACGGCAACGCCTCGTCCTGGGAGCTGTACTCCTAGGAGGACGAAAGAAGACCCCGCCCATCTGGGCGGGGTCTTCTCCTACACGAGGGAGGTCTTCAGGACGTCGGCCACTCCGGACACCATGCATCCGACTGCCCCGTTCTGGAGGCCCTGATCGTAGGCCGTCTTCGTTGGGCAGATGTGGGCCCACACCGGCTTGCCGAAGGATGTCGCCACCTTCCAGGCGAGATTCGGAGCGTCCCAGGGGAATCCCAGGAAGTCCCACGAAGTGGCCCACTTCGCCAGGCTGCCGTCAGAGGCATGCTGGGCGTACGCATACCCCCAGCACTTCCAGCCAGAGGCCTTCCACTGCGCGGCCAACCACGTAGCGTCGCCGGCGCTCTTCCAGATGACTCGGCTCTTAGCGTCAGCCGGCAGCAGCTTGGCGAGATCGGCCCACTGGGCAGCCGAGTACTTCGGGTCCAGAACAGTGACGTGCGATCGGCCGTACGCCTCCAGGTACTCCTCAATGCGAAGGATCCGCTCGCCGGCGGTCCGGTACCGCTGCACCTCAGCCCAGGTCATCTGGGCGATGGGGGTGTCCGGGGCAGACGGATCCACGCGCTTGAGGTTCTGGTCGTGGGCCAGAATCCACACGCCGTCACTGGTCCGGTGAGTGGACACCTCGAGAGCGCCTGCCCCGTGCGCGACGGCGTTCGTGTAGGCGCGCATGCTCATCTCCGGCCACGAGGCTGATCCGCCCCGGTGTGCCACGAGGAAGCCCCGCTGCCCGACCATCGCGTCGATGGAGGGGTAGCCGGACGGCATGGCCCGCATCTGCGCAGGCACGTCCTGAGGGGACTCGTGCACCCACACCCGAGCGCCCCCGCTCCCATGAACCTCGACGCCGCCCGCCTCTTCGGCAGGGGCCTCCGGATCCGGCTCCAGGTCGATCCAGGTCCAAGCGGCGACTCCGGAGGCGACCGGAGGCGCGGTCACGAAGGACGAGAGCAGGGACGACCAGGATGCCTGCGACGAGTGGGCCCCTGACTGCCAGCCTGTACCCGCAGCCCGCCAGTCGGTGAGCGCGGTCTGAGCGTTCCCGTGGGCCTGGGAGGCCGCGAGGGTAGCGAAGCCCGCGGCCGGGGTAGGCGTCGTTCCCTGCCAAGGGTGGATGGAGTAGGACTTCACCCCGGACAGGACGAGCAGAAGCGCCCGTTCACGCGCACCTCCGGCGGTCGGCCCAGCTACCGAGACGTTCTGCGTCTGCGCGGGGTCGGTGACCTTGAGGACAGCCGTGTACCCGGATCGGCCGTTGACGTTAGGCACCGTCCGCCGGATCCATCCGGCCGGAGGCGCTGCGGCAGTGTTGCCGAACTGGCTCGCGTAGAAGATGACCGCGAGGTCGCCCACCCGGGACTCCGCAGACAGGGCGGGGACGGAGCCCGCAGCCCCTTCAGAGGTCGCGCTGGACCGGACTCGCACCTGAGGCGTAGGGGCGGGTTCCGGATCTGGCGTGTACTCGTGCACCTCGATGTTGTGGAACGTCACATCCGGCGAGTCGGCCGGCATCTGGAACTGCGGAGTCCACAGCGGGTCCGGGGAGGTCGGGATGGTGAACCGAATCGCCTTCGCGACGTTAGAGCCCGCCGGCAGGTCGAAGTCTCCGATACGGGACTGCCCGGTCTGCTTGGTCTCGTCCGCCTCCTTGAACTTGTTGTGGGCGACGGACACCTTGGAGGGGGACGCCGCCGTGTAGGTGAACACCACCTCCCAGTTCCCTGACCGGACTGGCGTCGCCTGAGTAGCCCAGGGCACGAAGATGCCGCCGGCAGGGACCATAAGGTCAGTCCCAGACTGCTTGCCTGTATTGGTCCACCACTGGCCAGGCCACGTGAACACGGATGTCTCCGGCGTGGGAGGCGGGGTCGGGTAGATCTTCGCGTCATGAATGAGGATGTCGTGCCCATCCTTGGCGGGGATCTCCAGTACAGGCACCCACTTGTCCCATTGAGACGGAGGGAGCTCGACGTCGATGCGGAGAGGCGCCTGCTTCCCTGCCGGGATGTTGATGAGGGTCGGCATCCTGGAGACGGCCTGACGCTTCCCGGCGGCGTCGTACCAGACGATACTGATCGCCATGACGTTGACGCCGGACGTGTACGTGAGATCGATAGTGTACTTCCCGGCCCCTCTGGGCTGGGCGTTGGTGTCTGTGGGGCTGGCGGACGAGTTGGCGGGGACGTATACCCCGTCCGCTCTCCGACTTCCTCGACTCAGCCACCAAGCCTCGATTGCGGGGAACACGCTGTCGGCCATCACTTCTCCTTGCGGACGATGACGGTCCCAGCAGGGGTCCCCTCGGGAACCGGGTCGTTCTTCCCCAGGACGATGATGCGGGGGCCGGACGGGGCAGGAGCCGGAGCGGCCCCGACGCCGGCCTCACCCTTACGGGCGAACGTCTTGTCGCAGTACTCCGCGCTGTAGACGCGAACCTCAGCGGTGACAGCCATTACAGATGAACCTCCCGGGAGTAGAGCCCGTCCACAGCCGGGACGGGATGTGCGTGCTTGATGGTGACAGAGCCGTCGCCGTTGTCCTCAACGGCGCGCATGAGGATCGACCCGTCGGGCCGGTCCACCCACGCGTCGAAGACGCCGTCCTGAGCGCCGATGGCGGCGCGAGGGTCGATCGGAGCGGTCTTCACGCCGGCCACGGCTGCCACCTCGCGACCACCTCGGACGACGCTGAGGCGCCCGGCTCCGGACTGTCCCACACGGACCCCGAAGGCCCCAGCCCACGGGGTGTAGGAGAACGACTTCAGGTGCATCGTGGTCGCAGGGATCGACTCCCACCCACCCTTGCCGCGAAAGGCCCACAGGTTGATGTGCATGCGCTGCGACCGGGGGACCGGGATGCCCTCAGTGAGGGCCCCGGAGTAGTAGCCGCCCTGAGCGACGGGCGTTGTGCGCGCCTGATCCTCAGTGAGGGGCGCCTCCCACGTCTCCCAGAACACTCGCCCCGGCGTCCAGGTCATGCGGACGGTCGCGCCCTTCCCGGATGCCGTCCACACCCGGTCACTCAGGTGCTTGCCGGAGTTCTCGTCCTGCGGGTAGAGCGTGTACTTGCCGACCATGTCGGTGTAGCCAGACCAGTAGGAGTCCTCGACGATGTCGATCTCCTGATAGCCGGGGTACGCGTCTTCCCAGTCGAACGGGAAGATGCCCCACACGATGTTCTTGTGGAGGTCACGCATGCGGGCCGGGGCCAGCAGCTCGTACGATGCCTCGTAGGTTCCGTACCCCATCGACTCTGCGGACACGATCTCCGCCGATAGCGGCTCGCCTCCGACGGTGGAGATGCTGATCTCCAGTGATCCGTCGGGGCGCTTGCGCAGGGCACGCTCGTTCCACTTCTGGTTCGCCGCAGGCCCGCCCGGGTGCCAGGCATCGGTGCGGGTGAGCCAGTGGAAGCCGAAGGCCTCCACTGGCGTCTGCCCGTAGTCCTTGTAGGGCTCGATGAGAGGCATGTCTCACGCCTCCCGGCGGACGATGACCGTGTCGTCGGTGACGCCCTGGGGGAGGGGGTCGTTGGGGCCGAGCACCAGGAGCTTCCCGCCCTGCCCGGCGCCGGGCTGTGCTCCGGCCTGAGCTCCGCCCTTCTTCAGGGCCTCGATCTGGGCCTTCAGGTCCTCCACCTCGAGCGCGAGGCCTAGCGTGCCCCGAATCCAGGACGAGGTCAGCTTGATCAGCTGCTCCGACGGCGGGTTCGCGTACGGGTTGCCGACCGGCTCCCACTGGCCGCCACGGTTCGGGTCCTCCACCAGGACGCCATCAGTGATGTAGGCGTGACCGATAGGGAGAGTGTCCAGCTTCTCGAACACCTGACGGTAGTTGTCCTTCGTCACACCGTGGATGACGGCCCACCACTTCTCCGACGGGTAGGAGCGCATGTGGTCAGGCAGGACCGGAGCGTTGGCGTCCTCGTTGAGGAATTTCCCGGCGTCCTGCTCAAACATCATCGCAGTGTCGAAGTCCAGGGCACACATCTCGGGCGACATGTTCGAGCCCGCGTTGACCACGATGTAGAAGCTCTGGCCATACTGCTCGCGGATCGCGGCGATCAGCTCCTTGTACCACTGGACGCGGCCGGCCTGGGCTCCCCAGCCGTTGATCGTCTCGTCCAGGAAGACTCCCTGCGCGACCTCGCCGTACTGCTCAGTGAACTTGGCGATCTGCCCGAGGATGTACTCCTTGGTGTACTTGTCCGGGTTCGGCACCCCGTTGCGGGCAGGGTCATTGGAGGGGAGCGAGGCAACGCCGTACTGGGTCTTCACGTAGAAGACCGCACGACGTGCACCCGCCGCGAGCGCCCTGGCGGCCTGCTTGCCGAAGTCCTCGTTCTTCTCGTCCCAGTTTCCGCTGTCCTTGTTCAGGATGACGATACCGAGCGTGCCGGCGGCCTTGAGTGCCTTCGCCCACTTCGAGGTTCCCTTGGCCTCGTCGTAGTAGTCGGGCCAGTAGTAGGTGACCGGGGACGAGTAGCGCTCGCCGGAGCGGAACGGCGGTGCGACGGACTCCGCGGCCGCATCCGCGGCCTGCTTCACCTTAGCCAGGGCGTCGGCGGTGGCGTAGGCGCTCAGGGCGTCCGGCTGGACGGCGGTAGCGGCCTTGGCGGAGGCCTCCGCGGCCTTGGCGTCCGTGGCGCTCAGGGCCTCCTTCGTGGCGTACTTCTCGTCAGCGGCGGCGGCGGTGACGTACCCCGACAGGTCAACCTTCCCGCCGGCCTGAGCCTGGGCCAGGTCGGCCTTGGTGGCATAGGTCGTGGCGGCGGTGGCGGAGGTCAGGTACGGGGACAGGTCCGGAGCGGCTGGGATGGCGGAGCGCACGCCCTCCACGTCAGCCTTGGTCGCGTAGGTGGCGGTCGCCGACTCGGTCGTCAGGTAGCCCGAGAGGTCCTGCGCCTCCGGGATGGCCGACCGAACCGCGGTCACCTCTTCCTTGGTGGCGTAGGTGGCGGTGGCCTCCGCCTTCGGCAGGAGGTCTGCGAGGGCAGCGGTGTCGGCCTTCTTGCTGACGGAGGTCTCCAGGGCCGTGACCTTCGATGACAGGTCGGCGACCGGGGCGGTGGCCGAGGTCAGGGCCTCCTTGGTCGCGTAGGTCGATGAGACCGCCGCGGAGGTGGCGTAGCCGGTCAGGTCAGCCTTGGCGGCGTAGGTGTCCGCGGCCTCGCTCTTAGGAAGCGCTGCGTCGGCCTTGGCGGAGATCGGGGCCAGGGCTGACGTCTTGGCGTAGCCGGAGAGCTCGGCCTTGGTCGCGTAGTCGGCCAGCTGGGCTGACTTGACGTAGCCAGAGAGGTCCGGGATCTTCCCGTCCCCGGCGAGCTGAGCGTTGGTCAGCTCCTCCTTCGTGGCGTAGGTCGTGGAAGCGACGTCCTTAGGCAGGGCGGCGTCTGCGGTCTCCTTGACCGAGGCGACCTCCTGAGCGAGGGAGGCTGGGGCGAAGGTTGAGGTGGCCTGGGCCTTGTAGGAGTCGAGGTCCTTCTTGGTGGAGTAGGTCTCCGCGGCGGACGTCGAGGTCAGGTAGCCGCTCAGCGACTCCTTGGTGGCGTAGGGGCTCAGGTCCGGGGCGGAGGAGGCCACCTCAGCCTTCGTGGCGTAGGTGGTCTGAGCGTCAGCCGAGGTGAGGTAGGAGGCGAGGGCGCTCATCGGGGCCGCGGCGTCGGAGGCGGCCTTGACCTGGTCGATGCGCTGACCGAGGGCGGTGTCAGCGGATGTCATCTCAGCCTTCGTGGCCAGGTGCGACAGGTCAGGGGCCTCGCCCTTTCCGCCGAGCTGGGCGTTGGCCAAGTCGGTCTTGGTGGCGTAGACGCCGGCGGCCTCCGTCTTGGGAAGGTAGTCTCCGAGGGAGGCCTTGGTGGCGTAGGTCTCGGCCACGGCGGCCGAGGTCGGGTAGGCGGCAAGGTCTTCGCTGGTTGCGGCGGAGTCGGCCTTGCTCGCGGCTGCGGTGACGGTCGAGGTCAGGGAGTCGATGCGAGTCCCAAGCGCAGAGTCGGCCGACTGCATCTCGACCTTGGTGGCGTAGGCCGACAGGTCGGGCGCCTGCGCGCCCCCTCCGAGCTGAGCCTGGGCAAGGGCCTCCTTCGTCGCGTAGGTGGCCTCTGCCGTAGCGGCCGGAAGCGCGGCCTCCGCCGTCGCCTTGACGGCGTCGATACGGGCACCCAGGGCGGCGTCGCCCTGAGTGCTCTCCGTCTTGGAGGCCAAGTTGCCAGCCTCACTCCTCGTCAGGAAGCGCTGGTCGGCTCCCTCTCTGCTGTACCAAGTGAGATCGGCCACTGCCTCTACCTCCAGGTGAGAACGCCATTGCCAAGGTCTATGATTTCAGACCGATTGATAGCCTCAAGGATACCCGGTGACACCGTCTCGCGGACTCCGTGCTCTGTAGGAGCCGGGGACGGCGGGGCCGGGGGCTGGGCGGGTCCTGGGCTGGGCGGCTGGGGTGGGGTAGGTACGGTCGCGGCCGTAAGAAGGTCGGCGATGTTGAGTGTCTCGCCGTCGGCCAAGGTCCGGATCGTGCGAATGTGGGCGCCCAGGTCCCCCGGGATATTGAGATCTATCTCATAGTTTCCAGAGGCGACGGACGCCGTCTGGCCTGTCTGACCTACCAGATACCCGTCAGGGTCGATGCGGAAGGACGCCCTCCCGGCGACGATGTCACGGGCCGGTAGAGGGGCTCCTAGGCTGGCCGGGGTGAAGGTGATTCGGCCCATACGCCCCAGGCCATCAGGCCCTACGACGCGGCCGGTGATCGTGGCGGTGGCGGAGGTCATTGGGGCTCCTGACGTAACGGATTGGCATCACCCTTAACCCTATCAATCCGATCGTGCAATGACTGGACCTCTGTGTACAGGTGGGACCTGTCAGTCCGGGCGTCATTGCGGACGCCCTCGATCTGGGTCTCCATCCGGGACATGCGGGCCTCGAACTGCCGGTCCGACTCCCGAAGGTCGTCCACGGAGACGACCAGCCGGGCCAGGCTGTCGAGGACCTGGCCGAACTTGGAGTCCAGGTCGTCTCGAAGGTTCGAGTCGTGGTTGTTGTGGACGCCCTCGGAGGCCGCCTCTGCCGCATCGGCAGCCCTCACAACATGGGCGTTCATCCTTGACATCCTCTCCTCCAGCCGTGACTGCTGCCTCTTGATAGTCATCCTGAGCCAGGTGATGAGGGCCGCCAGCAGGGCAGTCCCCGCCGTGATGACCTCTGGCGAGGCGAGCACGGTGAGGATCGGCGACGAGGACTGCTCCACTGGGATCATGGGGCTACCTCAGCCAGCCAGTCCGGAGACGTGGCGAGGGGTGTAGAGGTCAGCAGTAGCGGTCTCAGCGGTCGGGACAGCGCGGTCGGTCTCCTCCGGCAGGGAGAACGACTTCAGGACCGAGGCCAGGGCCGCGGCACCGGCGATGCCGAGAGCGCCCTTCCAGTCCAGGTCGAACAGCGAGGACCCGACGGCGAAGGCGCCGACGAGGGACTGCGCGAAGGTGGAGATGCCTCGCTCGGCGAGACCCTCCCAGAACGTCGCGGATGCGTACTTCACATGTGCTCCTTCCATAGGTAAGGGCGGGGACCCGTCTGAGTCCCCGCCCTTAGTGTATCCCTATGAGTCCGTGAGGTACTTATAGGTTACGACGATGTCACGACCTCACCACAGCCGGAAGCTGTTGGCCTTGGAGGCGTTGAGCGCCATCTGAAGGGCCTTGACCGTCGCCTCGCCGAAGTCGCCGTCGACCCAGTCACCGAAGGACCAGCCCGCCGGCACTCCGGGCTTGTTCCAGGCGAGCACTAGGTACTGGAAGACCTTCACCATGGGAGCGTCCCATCCGCGGTCCTCCGGCAGCTTGGTCATGCCGGTGAGCTGCCGGATCGTGGGGGAGGGTACGACCTTGTTGAGGAACCGGCGCAGATTCGCGACGGCGTAGACCTCGTCGTAGCCGACAGCCCCCATGACCGACTTCAGGCGACCGATAGTGGCTGCCCCGTACTCCCCGTCCACCGTGAGCTGAGCCTCGCCAGACGGCTGCGAGGGGGCCGACGCGGAGGCCCCTCCCCCGATCATCCTGTCCCAGGCGGCCCGGTCGCGCAGCCGGTTCAGGTCCAGCGTGCCGGAGTAGCCCGGCAGGCGGCCGTCCTCCGTGTACTGGTGGATGAGCGGCTGTCCCCAGTAGGAGACGTTCGGCACGGCGGGGTCGCTGTAGGAGGACCCGTAGTCCGAGTAGTTCGGTCCGCCGGCGTACCAGAGCGGGTACTGGGAGGCGACCGCGCTCCAGTCGTAGCCGTTGACGGCGGAGCCGTTCATGTAGATGCCCGGAGTGGCGCCGGTCAGTGACTTCACGGTGTCCAGGAAGGTCTTGGCCCAGCCCGGCCCCTGTGCGACGGCGTTAGCCTCCCAGTCGAGCCAGAGCGTGGCCTTGGCCCGGAGAGCGCCGACGGCGGACACGAAGTAGCGGGCCTGAGCAGCCGCGTCGCCCGGACGGGCGAAGTGGTAGAAGCCCAGACGCTTCGAGGCTCCCAGCGTTGCCTGCGCCTGGGAGACCATGTACGGGTTCACGTAGTCGTCGTCCTCGGTCGCCTTTACGATCACGAAGTCGGCCCAGATCGCGGGCACGTTCAGCCCGCCCTGGTGGCTGGAGATGTCGATACCGTGGGCGTGCTGAGGGGCCGACGTCTGGGCGGCCGGACGTGCCGGGGCCGGCGCGGCAGCAGGCTTGATCTGCCCACCCTGCTTCGGGGTGAACGACGGCCACTGGGACAGGAATTTCTGGTCGCTGAACCGGTGGCACGAGGTCCACCGGCCGGCCCGGGTGTGCGGGTGCGTGGAGTAGCGCACGGTCCGGGTCTCCTGGCCCGTGGTGTCGCCGGCGTAGCCGTCGATCGAGCCGTCCTCGGCGATCCAGGCCTCCGAGACGAGAGGGTCCCCGCCGTCCTCGACAACGATGACCACGTGGCCGACGCCGCCCTCGTTCGCGGCGGAGAGGATCACGTCACCGACGCGGAAGCCCCCGGCCGGGGTGAGGTCGGCGTCGTTCCACGGGACCTCGCTGAATCCACGCAGCTCCATGCCGCCGCGCATGTTCCCGGTCCAGTGGTCGTTGATCTCCAGGAGCGCCTGATGGCCCCACGGCACCCCGTAGGTGTCGTGGAGGCCGTAGCAGATCGCTCCACACACGAGGCTGGAGCAGTCCGCGTTCTGCGGGCTGGACACGTGCCCCGCCCAGTCCGCGTTCGCGTACCAGGACCGCCGCTCAGGCTGGCTGTAGCCGACGTTCTCGCTGTCGCAGATGCGGCGGGCGATGGCGGCGGCGACTGACTGTACTGTCACTTGCTCTCCTTCGTACCGGTTGAGCCCTGGAGCTGCTGCTCCAGGTCACGGGCGCGCTGCTCAGCGACGACTGCGCGCCGGGTCAGCGCCGCGATCTCCAGGGTCAGGGCGTCGATCACGGCCACAGCGTCGACCTGAGGTGCTTGGGGTTCCATAGGTTCTCCTAACGTAGGCTGGAGGGCGGTGCGGATACTCCCGCACCGCCCTCTCCATCATAGGACACTCCTCTAGATACCCTCAGGTTTGGTAACCGGCCCGTACATACCGCCACCAAGGGCCATATCGTCCTCCGGCACTCCGCCTTCCGCGTAGGCCGGCGGCGTCGGGGCCCCGATGTGCCACGGTGACTCTCGGGCGTAGTCGCGCATGATCGGCTCGCCGTGCTCGTCGACGTCCTGGTCGATCTGCCGAGCCCCCTTGACGAGGACCGCCACCACCGAGCCGGGGGTACCGGTAACGTCCACGTGCCACTCCTCAGGGTTGGAACGGTCCAGCACTCCACGGGCGCCCTCGTTGGCGAAGACGACCCACGGAGCCTTCTTGGACGCGATCCTGGGAACGTAGTCTGGCAGGGTCCAGCGATAGCGGCCATTCCCGTCCAGGGTGACGTTCTCCCAGTACTCGATCCCGTCGTAGGGGGACTCGGTACAGGAGTGCTCCAGCCACAGGCCTCCCCGCTCAGCGGTCAGGACGGGAACCCTCATGGAGAACTTCTTGCCGCCGGTGATGTTCACGCCAGAGCCGTTGATCCACACCTGGTGGCTGCCGGTGTACTGCATCGTGGTGGAGTTCCGGTCACCCCAGAACCGGGGGAGGGACTCCCCCATCGGGCGGATGTGGACCGTGTTCGGACCCACGTACAGCCTAGGCTTGTTGTCGCTGTTGGTGCCGTACGAGAAGCCTCCGGAGTTGGCCCACCAGTAGATATCCTGAGCCCTGAGCCGTACGCCTCCGGCCTTGAACTCGAGCAGCGTGTCTCCGGACGGGGTGTACATGGTTATATACGAGGTTCCCACGGAGATGTAGGGGACCGAGTCCCCCTGACCGGCGTAAGGAGCCTGCATACGGATCGATGGGTCCCCGGACTGGTCCTTGAGCAGGGCAATCACCCCATCTCCCCAGTTGTCCTCCAGCGAGTTGAAGGCCAGGCCGCACCCCCACTTTGAACCGTCGGTGCCGACGTCTCGTCCAGTGCGGGTAGAGATGACGTCGTTGAACCACACCATTGACCACGAGTCCCGTCGGCTGAGGTGTCCGCTGATGCTGATAGCTCCGGTGTGTGCATTGACGTCCAGGACCGCCGTGCCCCGCGAGTCGTAGACCCGGAGACCGTCAGAGGAGAGCTTGAGGCCTCGGTTGTAGGTACGCTCCGTCTGGAGCGTCGCTCCGGTGATGACCTGCCCGTCGATGGCCCCGGCCTGGATGTTGGAGGCGCTGACGGAGTTGGCCTCCAGCATCCCGGCCTTGATCTTCTCGAACTCGCCCTGCCCGGCGGTGACGATCTTCGTCCACACATGGTGGGCCGTAGCGTTCACGAAGGACGCGTTGCCGGTCACAGTGAGCTGATCGGTGGTGATCTCTAGGAAGCGGCCGACGTCGGCCGCGATCTTCCTAGCGGTGAGCTCGGCTATGTTGGCCGCCCCGACGGTCAGCTTTCCTACGTCGAGGTTGCTGATCTGCTCGCTGGTGACTCGCATCCGCTCCCACGAGGAGCCGTTCCACTTCCACTCCGCGACGATGTCGAGGGTCTGCGCGTCCTGGACCCGGACCGTGTCTCCGGGGGTCTCCCCCCGGAAGGGGGGCTCCGTGTCCGAGGTGCCCCTGATGTAGAGCACCGTGCCCAATGAGGAGCGGATTCGCCGGACGGCCGACTCCATGGTCGCGGCCGTCAGCCTGGAGACCGACTTCGAGTACTCGTCGCCGGCCTCCTCCCAGCGCCAGCCCTTCGGGGAGTAGACGACGGTCGACCCCTCTGCGGTGCGGGAGTTGCTGGGGAGAGACTGGCCAGGCGAGGCGAAGGCGGGGACGGTTACGTACTGTCCCCCGCGGGCACCTTCAGGCGCGGCGGCTGGATTGATCGGCCCAGTCATCAGGCGGCCTTGATGATGTAGGGAAGGCCGAAGTACGGGTCACGTAGGTCGATGGGCTGCGACCCTCCGGTGGACGCCGCGATCGGGGACCGCTCACTTGAGGAGGTGCCCGTAGAGGTCAGATAGGTGTATCCGGACGATCCGATACCGATGTCCTGGTTGGCCGTACGGGCCTGGAACCTCTTGGACTGGTCCGAGGACTCCCCGATCTCGTGAGTGTGAGCGGGAATCTGGGCGATGCTCAGCGTGAGGAGAGTGTTTCCGCCCTTGTCGCCGGGGCTGTACTTCGTGCCAGTACCGACCACGGACCGCTCCCGGATGTCCGGAATGCGGAAGTCCCCGGAATTGGTAGAGCCGTAGGTGGTTCCGATGGCAGCGAACAGTGCGGGGTAGGCGCTCCTCTGCAAGACCCGCCCGTCGCAGCGGAGCCACCCCTCAGGGTCGCGGTCTGCCCCGAACATCGCAACGGTCCCGACAGGGATCGCCTTGGCCAGCTCGGTCCGAATAGCCTGAGCGATCTTCTTGACCTCCTCCAGGACCTTGGCAGGCTGCCCCTGGACGACGGTCTCCAGGGAAGTGACCCCGCGAGTGGCGGAGGAGATGCCGTCCTCGATCCGAATGAGGTCTGCCGCAGTGATACGGGTCTCATTGGCTCCGAACCCGTCGCGCCACTGCTTGGTGGCGACGTACTCCTTCATTACCTGTCTCCTTCTGCTCTGAGGACGAATACTCGCCCGTCGGGTGAGATCCACATGCTGGAACCTATTGTCCCACTATCTGGAGGGATGGGTCCTGAGGTGACCAAGTTGGTGGCCACCTGGGTCATGGCCTCGGTGAGGTGCTTCATCTCCTTGAGGGTGCCCTCACGGGCGGCCTGCTGCATCGCGTCGCTGCCCGCCAGCTTCCTCTCGACCTCGCGGGCGATGGCGTCAGCGTCAATGTTCTGCTTGAGGGTGATGTTGCTAGGGGCGCTCCAGGCCGACCTGTTCCCTGCGCGGTCGTAGGTGCGCAGGCGCACCTCGTACTCCCGGATCTCGTACCCGGCCAGGGAGATGCGCTGCATCGGGGACGGCATTGAGGCCACCACTGCCGGAGGAGTCCCAGGCAGCTGCACGCTGACCTCCGCGCCTGCGAAGTCCCCCGGCATGCCTCCACCGTCAACGCTCAGGAGGTCCCAGAACACCTGTAGGACTCCGAGAGTCTGGGAGAGCTGCGGCTTTGAGGGGACCGGGGGCGCGGACGTGTCCGTAGCCATGGTCGCGATGGTCTCAGGCCCCCAGGAGCCGACGGCGTCGCGCGTGACGGCCCGGACCTTGAAGGCGTACCGGCCGCCGGGGGACAGGCCTTCTACCTCCCCAGAGGTGTTGTTGGACGTGAGCAACCGTCCGGTGGGGTAGGGGATCTCGCGGACCGAGATCTCGTAGCCGATCACGTCCACGGCCACGCCCAGGGTGTCCGTGGTGACCGCCTGCCACTCCAGGGACGCCACTGCCTGCGCGTAGCCCAGCGGCCCGATGACCGCCGTCGAGGAGATGACTAGCCCCTGAGGAGGGAGGGGCCAGTGCTTGCTAGGAGTCGCCTCGGGCCTGGGGTTCTGGCCGTCGGAGGTGGCGGCTCCGAGCACGCCTTTCTGGCGCTTGGCCAGGCGCGACAGGACGTCGTCGAGCATGGTGCCGAAGGTCGTGTGGCCCTGGCAGCGCCCGTTCTCGGTGACCGAGATGGAGATCTGAGTGACGCGCATGCGCTCAAGACCGGAGCCCCGCTCCACCCGGACCCAGTCACCGAGGGAGTAGTCCTCGAAGGGGAGCCACTGGAGGTCGTCCGCCTCCCACTCTCGCTTCACCTCGGCGGCGGGAGTGGCCCCGGTCTTGAGGGTGAGGTCCGCCACGCGGCGGGCCGTGGACTCCAGCTCGACGCCGCCGGCGCTGACCACCTTCTCCGTACGGGGAAGGTTTGGCGGAGCCTCCGGGTTGGGGAAGGTCCACGTACGCCCCTCGTCGCCCTTCACGAGGACGTGGGTGCACAGCTGAGACCAGTCCAGCTTCTCGGGGGCCGACGTCGTCCCGGCCCCCAGGCGCCACACGACGGAGGTGTTCTCGCGCTTCAGGGCCGAGTCGGCGTTGTAGACCTGGAGCGTACGGCCCCGCCACCGGTAGTCGATCATGCCCATGTTCATGAGCGTGTCGAGGACGGACTTGAGGGAGACCGTAGGGTCGAAGGCCAGAGTGGTCTTGGTAGCCCACGGCTGGCCGGCCGAGTCGGTCGCGAGGGAGGCGTCCAGGGACAGCCCAGCGCCCCACCCACGCTTTACGGCGGCGTCCCACAGGGTGTGCAGTATCTCGCCGGCGTTGCGTGAGTTGAACTTGTACTTGCCGTCCTTGTCCTTGGCGACAGGTGGGACGTTCCAGACGAGAGCACCTTCCAGGCGGTGCCCGATGTGGATCAGGTCCGCCTTGCGGTGCTCCGTGCCGTCGTCCACCAGGTTCCACTCGGAGGACAGGTTGATGAAGCGGCCGTTGTATGGCTCGTGCCAGGTCTGGCCGTCGTAACTTAGCTCGACGGCGATCTCCACGGCCTCGTCAAGAAGCTCACCGCGCACGCCTAGGCCGCCGTTCGGGTATGACAGCGTGAGCGACGGAGTGGCCTGCCTGGGGCAGGTGAACGTGCCGGCCAGGGCGTCCGGGAGGACGCCCAGCCGCGCCCCGGCCTGCTCGTAGGCGACGTAGCGCATGGACAGGCCCTCTGGAAACGCGGGATTGCGCGGCATCAGTAGGCCGTCCTTCCGCGGAAGCTCCCGGATGTTCCGGTCAGCGCCATAGAGATACGGCCGTCAGCGTCGGGCGTGGGCCGGAACCCTCCGGGACTCATGGAGATCTCGCCATCAGCCGAGCGGGCGCCCGGCTGAACGTCCCAACCGTCGCCAGGGTTCTTCCAGGCCCGGTAGCCGGCAATGTCGACCAGCAGCTTCTCCCCGCTGTTGAGGGTGCCCGTGAAGGTGAACGAGGAGCCGGAGACGTTGTCCTTGACGGTGCAGGTGCCTGCCGTCGGCTCAAGGAGGAGCCTCCCGTCCGGGATAGGCATCACGCAGCCGTTGAACTTCGACAGGTCATTCAGCGGGGCTACGATGTCCTCAGTCCCGCGCCACAGCCCGGAGACGATCTCGTAGGTGACCGTGAACGAGATCGTCTCCGAGTGCGGATCGAAGTGGGGGTCCAGCGAGGACTTGAGTCGTACCTGAGCCTCCCGAACCGGAGCCTCCTTGGGCGTGTACCGAAGCGTCTGGAGGCGTCCGAAGGCGTACAGGTGTCGCGACAGGCCCTGATAGTTGCGCTCCAGGACCTCCAGGCCCTCCTTGCAGCGATTGCCGTTGCGGCCGTCGGACCAGGAGAACACGGTGAACTTCAGGGCGACGGTGGCCGACTTCAGAACGGCGGCAGCGGTCGGCAGGACCCCGAACCGGCCGGGGACGCTCACAGAGGTGGTCCAGGGCTCGCCGCGGGTCGACAGAGTCGTCCCCTCGGCGAGCACCCAGCGCTGACGTTCATCGTCCAGATCGACGCCGTCCAGTGAGTAGATGGCCATGGGTGGGTGACCCTCCTCAGATGATGGCGGCCAGACGCAGACCCTCGGCGACCTCGTCGCGAGTCTGTGAATCCGGCTTGGCCTGCGGATAGTTGTTGGTGATGTTGATTGTAGCGCCTGATTGGCGTCCCTTATCAAACGATTCCGAGGACTCCGGCGCCGGGTTAGGACGGCCGGCCGAGGCTCGGGCGGGGAGAGGCTGCACGTCGGCGCTGAGCCCGATCGTGGCCGGCTTGGTCAGGTCCTCGGTTAGGCCTCGCAGAGAGTCACGGACGGCGCCGTACTGGCTCTCCAGCCCCTTGATGAGGCCCTGCATGATCATCTCACCGGCCGGAGTGAGCAGGACCTTGTCGACAGGGGCAGGACCCTTCCAGGACGGCAGCAGGCTCGTCAGGGACGACAGGCTCGATTGGACGGAGGAGAACATCGACTGGATGCCGTCAATGAGCCCGTTGATGATGTCGCGACCGGCTGAGATCAGCCAGGACCCGGCACTGGAGAAGATCCCCGTGATCCTGCCCGGCAGCGAGCTGACGAAGCTGATGACCCCGTTGACCCCCGCCGACACTGCGGAGCGCATGGCGTTCCAGGCATCCGATGTGAAGTTCGTGGCGGCGTTCCACCCCGAGCTGATGAAGTTCTTCACCCCCTCGATGGCGGAGGAGACGAGGCTCTTGATGCTGTTCCAGGCCGAGGAGGTGTGGCTGGTGATGAAGTTCCAGCCGGCGCTGATGATGCTCTGGGCGGTGGAGATCCCGGAGTTGAAGATGGAGGAGATGAAGTTCCAGGCCCCGCTGATGATGGAGGACATGAAGTTCATGGAGATCTGCGCAGAGGTCTTCAGGAGGTTCATGAACGAGAGGAACGACGTACTGATGATGCTCCATACGGCCTGACCGACCTGGCTGATACCGTTCCAGGCCCTCGACCAGTCGCCGGTGATCACGCCCATGACGGTGCTGATGGTCCCCTGGATGATGTTGACGGCCCACGACACCGCAGTCTGTATGGCCTGCCAGGTGCCAACCACCACTGGACCCGCTATCTGCATGATCGTGGCAACCGCCTGGATCGCCGGGATAAGCGCGGCGGAGAGCATCTGCACGATGCTCACAATGATCGGGAGGATCTGCGGCAGCAGTTCGGCGACGATCGGTCCGAGCTGAACGATTAGCTCCTGGATGACTGGGAGAAGGGCCTGAATGATTGGCAGCAGGGCGGCGCCCAGCTGCTCCACGATCGGGACAAGGATCGGCACCATCTGCTGGAGGATCGGGGCCAGTCCCTCAATCAACTGAGCCACAAGCGGGGCCACGGCTGCGAGCAGCGAGCCCATGACGGTGGCGATGGCTCCGAACGCCTCTCCCAGGGCAGGCATGGCCGGCGCGAGAGCCTGCACGGCCGTCAGGACGCCCTGGAAGAAGGCCACTAGCCCGCCCTGGAAGGCCGGGTCCTGAAGAGCCAGGGAGATGCCCTTGAGACCCGTCTCGATGATCTGCCCCACCAGGGGCAGGATCGTGGAGATGGTCGGACCCAGCGACACGAAGGCCTGCCCCAGCGAGCCGACGCCGGCGAAGGCGTGGGACGCGGCATCCCCCATCGCGCTGAAGATGGAGGTCAGGGTCCCCTGCCACAGAGGACCGTTCACGGCCTGATTGGCCCGGTCCAGGGCGGCGGCGATGGAGTCGATGGGGGCCGAGCCCGCGGCCATGGCCTTGAAGACCCCGCCCAGGATGCCTCCCAGGTCGAAGACGATGTCCTTCAGGGTCCCGAAGGTCTTGGCGGCGGCCTGAATGGCCGCGTCCATCTCCCCGGAGGCGGTCTTGGCCTGCACCCAGTTCTGGAAGCTGTAGGCGACGTCGTTCGCCCACGAGGCGATGGACGGAAGGTACTTCGCTCCGGTCTCGCCCAGGGTCAGCAGGGCGTCGGTGAACGCCCCGGCCCCGTCACCTCCGATGTCGAGGGCCTGGGCCAGGTAGTTCAGGGAGGCCCGGAAGCCCGGGATGTGGTCCTGGGCAGCGCTGGCCACCGCCGCCGACATCCGTCCCAGTTGCGTGGCGACGTTGGAGATGGACGGTCCGAGCGCGTCTAAGGCGTTGTTGGCGAACCCGCGGATCGCGTCAGCCGCCTCGCCCCAGTACGCGGCGGAGATGTCCTTCTGGAGGGCAGAGAACCGGGGACCAAGGTCGGCCAGGACGGTTGAGGCGTCCTTCATCGCGGCCGCGAAGATGCCGATGCCGGCAGCAGCCGCTCCCAGAACTCCAGGCATGGCGAGCAGGGCCGGCAGGGTGTGGGCGATCCCCAGTCCGAGCTGCGCGATCGTGCCCAGCCCCGCCCCGGCGATGGAGGTCAGGCCCAGGATCGCGGTCCCCGCGGCGGCGGCCTTGACGGCGAAGGTGTCCAGGTTGGTGAAGACGTCGTCGAGGCTGTTCTTCAGGTTGCTGAAGATGTTGCCGCCGGCCAGGGCCTTGAGCTGCCCGGCCACCTTCGCCACGGAGGCCTTGGCCAGGCGGGCGTGGATGTCTACGAAGTAGGGCTTGGAGGTCAGCCGCTTCAGGTCGAAGCGGGCCTTGCCGTCATCCAGGTCGGCGTTGACGGTCGCCTTGCCATCCAGCTTGTCCAGCTCGCGCTTAAGCTTGCGCTTGGACGCCTCGGACAGGTGGGCGCTGGCCTCGATGTCACCTCCGAGCCTCTTCAGCTCCTCCTGGATCTTCTTGCGGGAAGCGGGGTCCAGTTCAGCATCGGCCTTGAGTTTCGCGTCGAGCTCGGAAATCTGCTCCTTGAGCTTGCGCTGGGTAGCCTTCTCCAGGGAGGCGTCCACCTTGACCCCGGACTTAATTCCGGCGATCTTCTCCTTTAGAGCTGCAACGTCTTTACCCTTTAGGTCGACCTTGGCGCCTATCTCGGCCTCAGTCTTCTTGATCGCCTCCAGGGCTCGCTTACGGGATGCCTCGTCAAGGTCCACGCGAGCCTTGACGGCGGCCCGCATCTCATCCAGCTCGCGCCTGAGCTTGGCAGCAGCGTTCTTGTCGACGGTAGGCTTGACAGGCGCACGCCAGCCCTCCTCTCGCAGCTTCCGCTTGATCTCCTCGATTTCCTTCTTGGAGAGCTCTACCCTCGGGGAGGCCTTAGTCTGCTTGATGGCCGCCTCAATGCGCTTGAGGTCCTTGGGGTCGATCTTGGCGTTGACCTGGAGCCTCAGCCCGTCGAGGGCGTCCTTGACGGAGTCGCGCATCTCGCGCGCCCACTTCTCAGCGGCGCGCTCGATCCTCTTGCCGATCTTCTTGAGGCTCTTCTCGATGCCCCGCTCAGCGTCGCCCCGGAAGTCGCGCGCGTCAGCGCCGACCTCTACGACTACCTCGCCGATCTTGTCTGCCACGGGCTACCCTCCCCGCTCGTACGTCGAGCGGGCGGCATCGCGGCCCGACTCCTGTCTGAGGCCATGATACCGCCCGCATAGGCGTGTCCTATAGGTGCTGTCACATTCCGAGGGCCGACTTAAGGGACCCGAAC